TCTACCAACACCTGTTACACCTGTTTGTCCGTGTGCAAACGATGGAAGACCTGTTGATTCATCTGCAAGTTGTCTTGCCTTATCAAATAATTGTAAATTTTCATTTGATACATTTGGAAACTTTGTACCAAATATAGCTTGACCCGGAGCACCACCCTGTCTTCTAAATATTTTACCCGGATATACAGACAAGTCTTGTCCCGGAACTAGATTTGTTTCATCTACTTCTATTAGCATATTACCTGACAATACAGCATTATCTACAGCCATTCTCATAAAGCCATTCATTAAGGTTTGTGTATCATCCATATTTTCTGCAATACCTACACCAAAAAATGAATAAGGATTAAGCTCATATGGTGCAGCTACATAAGGTATCTTAGCAGGTTTAAATGGATTAAGTACCATTCTAAGAAGTTTACCATTACATATCCATGCATTTATCTGTAGTTCATCGAAGTCTTGTAGTTCTTTTGGTATCTCAACATTTTGTTCTCTTAACATATCAGTATCACACATACCCCAATACTCAAGAACTTGATATCTTTCTATACCATATTCAGGTGCATAATCAGATAAATCATCTTCCCAAGATTCTTTTACATAATTTTCACCATCTTCTATAGCTTCTTCAATAACACTATCTCTAAAATGAGGTCTACGTTTTAAACTACGTAGCTGACTTCTAGACATTTTATGTCTTTCAATTACATATGTTGCTTCATCCATACTGTTTGCATCAGGGTCAGGATAAAAATTCCATACAGATACGTGATTTACTTGTGGTACAGTTTTAAATATAGGGCTATAATCACCTTCATCATTCCAATTAGGATACTCTTTATCTACAGCAAAAGGTCCTTTCATTACACCTGTACCAAACAATGCCATTTCAAACGCTGTGCTTCTTAAATGTTTATTAGCACCTGATTCTTGTAATTGGTCGTGTATTTTCTTTTCCATACTTTTTGCTGCAATCATAGCAGGACTAAAAGTAACAGATGTCGGTGTTGTACCTGCACCCTCTTTTAAATTATCTATATCTGATAGCTTATTTTTTAAAGGTCCTAATTTTTCTTTTAAACTAGTTTCTGTTGCACCTGCAGGTAAATCTTTACCATCTCCTGCAAAACCATACGGTGACTCCATATCCATATTATTACGCAGTTCTTCAGGTTCTTTTGGATCAAAGTGTACATCTGCTACAACACCTTCAGGTAATTCTGTAGGTTCAATACTTAATGGAAATTTATTACTAGCAAATAAAACATCTACAATTGAACCATAAGCAGCAAGAGTTTTTGTTTTTGTTACTTTTATAAATACTCTAGATTTTTCTGCTTCAGTAAATTGAACATCTGTGCCATAGATACCTCTATAATTTTTATAGGAACGTAACCATCTTGTTTCATCGTTTTCTCTATACTTGTCTGCACGATGATACTTTTCCATTATAAATGGTATAATACCAGAACCATCTTCTTCGTATGATTCTCCATCTTCTAAAGCAATAGCATCGTCTTCAATCATAATGTCTTCTTCAGCCATATTGTTTCCTTAATATCCAAATGTTGCATCAGCTACAGGCATACTACTTGAAGGTGTGCCCATAGGATCATAATCAAATATACTAAATCTAGGTCTTGACATAATGCCGTATCTTAGTGCATCATATAAGTGGTCTTCAGATTTAGTATCAACATCTTCAGGATTTTTCTTATCTAATGGTATTGCAGGTATCTGTGATATTAAATTTGTACAGTTATTAAAAAACACTAATCTTGGTTCTTCTGTAAATTCATCTACCTGTAATCTCCTATGTAATTCGTTTTTACCTGCTACACGAGAACCCTTACTTCTATCTGATGGTCTCCATCTACAACCTCGTGTAATCATTTGTTCTGCAAGTGAAGGACCTGTATCACCTCTTTTGTGCCATAAACTAGAGTCTAATACTCCATACTTCATATTACCATCACCTGATTCTAAATCTAGAACCATATCTGCTAAGTCTGTTGCAAGTACTTTTGATACATAAAGTTCACGATAGACAACAAGCTGTTCAGCAGGTGAGACAGCAAACCAAACAACCCCTGAATAACTGCCGTAACCATAGTCACAAGCACGGAACTTAACCCAATTACTAGGTATACTGTAAGGCTCAACAACGTGTATATCCCTGTTAAACTCAGTAAACGCTGCACCTTCTTTAATATCCCAATCACCCTCCAAGAGTTGTCTTCTCTGTTGTTCAGGAAGGGAAAGTAGCATTGCTTCATAGTCTCCACTTTCTGAGAGGTATGGATTATCAGATAATCTTGCAGGAATAAATCTCCGTTTAAATAAGGATTTTCCTGCTTTTCTATGTCCTGCAGGGTATTTAAGAATTTCTCCTGTTTCAATATCTGTTGCGTCAAATGCATTTCCATAAGGTGCTTGATCTATAAACATTTTCTTAACCCAATGATGTCCTATGCCACCCGGGTTAGTTGTTGCTCTCATAAAGATTGGTAAGTCAGGTGCTGTAGAACGTAATCTAGAACGCATATAGTTCCAAGCAAAAGGACTACCCCATTGTGTTAATTCATCAAAGCCTATCCAACTAAATGCTAAACCTTGATATCTCATAACATCTTCATCTCTATCAAGATAAGACATCCAAAGTCTTGCACCTGACGGTGCTACCCATTGCATCTTTCTTTCATACCACTTTATACCCTTCCATACTTTTGGATATAATTCTTGAGATTTAAATATAAGTTCTCTAAGTTCTTCTGTAGTATGTCTAAGTAGTAATCCACTAAACTGTGGATGACCCATATATCTTAAAGGGTCTGCCAACATAGCAAACGATTTACCACCACCTGCTGAACCACCGTATAAAACTTCTCTTTCTGATGCAGCAAGAAACTCTGTTTGAGGTCCTTCATTTGGTGCAAATACTACGTTTCTTTCTTCAGTAATAACAGGTTCTACTTCTTCTACTATGTTATCCGTTAGCGTAGGCTTTTGCTCCTGTTCTAGTTTCTTCGATTTCTTTCGCTTTGGAGATCGCCTTTTCTGCATACTCTGCCCACTTGCGTAGGCTTCTAATCTTGTTCTTACGTTTCTGCTCATGCTGTAATCTTTTTCTTAATCCTACGTGTGATATATACCTGCCTGTTTGTGTTGTAAGCCAATTAGCTACTTCCCTATAGGAATATTGTTTTATATAAATTCTTGCTATTTCTAATTTATCTAATTCTTTTTCTACAGGATTTAATATGTATGGATCGTTTTCATCTTTAACATAACCAAAAGGAATTGTTCTTGCAATTCTTGGTATTGAAATCCATTCATTCTCTTCTTTTATATCTGTTGGTTGTGGTAATTCCCACTTACCTAAACTTCTAGTCATCATCCTCTGCAGGTTTTTTTGTAGGCATAAGCATAACACCACCTGATGCTTCTACTTGTACTTTCTCTGTCTTTATTAAACCTGTCCTATCTAGTAATTCTTTAGCCGCAGACATCTTATCACGTATGCCTAGCTGTGTAGGGTCATCTATACCTGTTACCATAGCCACAGCAGCCTTAGGAGCGTTTCCTGCCATATAAGTTTGTGTAGCATCTAGTATCTCATCTTTTAATGATGCAATAATTTCATTATTATTAGTATTAGTTGAATACCCTGCAATAATTTTAGCATCTTTAATGCTACCATTTGCATCTGCAAATAAAGCATCAATAAATTTTTGCTGTCTCTCTGTTAATTTTCTAGCCATGTTTTATAAACTTTCTTTCTTTAGGTTTAAATAACTCTATTAAATTTTTAATATGTTTCTTTCTTTGCTCTTGTTTTATTAACTCAAGCCTACTCCCTGCATCCGTGATATAAGCCTGTCTGCTCGATTTGTTACTTGTTTGTACCATCTACTGTCTTTCATTTGATAACCTGCTTCTAACCA